AAACATCTTTAATGGTATTCCTAGGATTAATACCTAAAATAGTGTCAATTAACCTTATTTGTTTATTAGATATTTGAAATATTCCACAAGGTAAGTATGGGTTAACGTTTTCATCCCAACTGATATGCAACGGTAAGTTAGGGTTATAAACACAATTAGCAACGTGTTTATCTAAACTAAAGTATTTGTAAAATTCAGCTCCTGTACGTTCTTGTAAATCCCAATTACCCTCGACAAACACCTCGTATTCGTATCTAGGCATTGATTTAAGGGATTCTAAATAATCTAATGGTATAAATGGATTATCTGTAATTTTAGAAGGAATATAAAGCCAGTTAGGTGGTAAAGTATTGTTTTTCCATTTATTATAAATTAATTCTTTAACCCAATTATTAGCAGGGTTACAAGTTGCTAGTATAATTGGTTTAGGTTGCTTTTCAATTATTTGACTTCCTGCACGTTCAATACACTTGTAGAAAGTCTTTTGTTGTAACTCATTTACCTCTTCTAATAAAAAACCGTTACATTCTGCGCCTTTTAGTCGATTCAGTTCTTTATCGTCCGCATAGTTTTCGCCAAAAAAAATGATTTGAGAGCCGTTTTTAAATATAACGCTTTGAGTGTCTTGATTGTATTTTTCTACAAAAGAAACAGGGCATATTTTTATAAAAGATGGTATTGTTGTACGCTTTAATGTTTGTAAACTATCCCTTACAACCATCCATTTACTTTTAGGATACATTTTACAAAGTAAAATTAATGCGCCTAATCCAGCAAACGTCTTGCCGCCCCTGATACTCCCTCCGTATAATATAAAATTATATTTATTACTAAAAATAGCTTCCAAAAACTCTATTTGTTTAGGAAACGGCTCGAATAATACCTCTTTTTTAAGCATAAGAAAAAGTTAGCCCACCTGTTGTTTTTCTATTTCCTTTTAAAACATTACAAATATTAGATACGGATAAATTTAATTTTCTTGAAGCGTCCGAAATAGAATGATATGTTTCTTTATTTTCATTACAAAAAACTTTAATAAATTCTTTATTCATCATTGTTTTTCTGCCAGTTTCAATAGCCTTTAAATCTCTTTTTTTACCAAGTTTAGCTAACCGTAATTTTATTTTATGACTTTCTGATAGTTTTTTTCCTTTTAATGCTGCGCTTATTTTTTCTCCAACATTTGGTCTTTTTAAACCAGTTCTTGTTTTAGCTGATTTTAAAACTCCTTCTATGTTTTGTTTTTTTCCTTTATTAAACAATGATAATTTTAATTTAGTTTCATCCGAAACTTTACTTCCAAGTCTACTACCTGCAACCCTATCAACATTGTATTTAGGATTTAATAAATCAATATAAAATTGCTCTCTATTTAATAGATTTTTTTTATCATCAACAAACTCTATTTCCATAAATACAAAATTCAATATTCCATATTTATTAACCGCTCTTTGTAAATGAATAGAATGATGCTTATTATTTTTAAGTAAATTAAAATGCTGTGATTTTCTTTTTTTAAAACTTAAAGCACTTCCAATATAGAAATCTTCATTTATTAAATTAACTATTTTATAAATACCTGTTTCCATCTATAATTTAATCTCTACGTTACCAATCTTAAACACCTGCTCAACAGTTTCAATTTCAGCTTTCATTTCAACTGCAGCAGGGATTAACTTACTACATAATTTATAAAATTCTGTTGGGTTCTTTTCTCCCCACTCGGTCAAGTTAACATCAGGTTTATCCTGCATAGCATTAAAAGCATCGTTAAACGCATCTTTAACAGACTTCGTTAACTTGTTAGATGAACCCGCTGGTCTTCCTGTTGCTTTATTGTGTCCCTTCTCAAAAGGCATATTATTTTATATTATTTTAATACAAATATACAAAAAATAATTAAAATAATGGATTTATATAACATTTAATGCCATTTTTCTCACCTATATACCCATTTTCAGCATTACTAAGCTCCTCGTCAGTCCAATTATAGTAACATCTGATTTTTTTCCACGTATTAATATTAAGCGTTAAGGTATAATCTTCTTTAGGTATAGGCATTTGAACTAATGAGTTAAATGCTTTTGTGAAATCTTCTATTTTCATAATCTAAATCGGTTTAAATTAAATCATTTTTATCAATAGCTTGTTTACAATCAATATCTATTGTTATTGTTTCAGTTTTCATAATTTCTCTTTAAATGTTTGGTTGTAGTATTGTTCGCCAGTTTTAAAACTTCCATCTTCATTATGTAATTCTGAATTAGCTTCATCAAAAGCATCGATGATCTGTTGTTTTTCTTGTTCTAGTATTTCAGTAGCTTTTATCTGTAATTCTAAAGGTAATTCAAAGGAATAGGCATTAAGCCACTCTATCCATTCATTCATTGCTGTTTTCATGTTATTTGTTTTTTAAAATTTTTTAATTTTTCGTTAATTGTTAGAATTGTGGATCACCGTCTAAAAAGCTATTGTTATTTTGTAATGGCGGTAAATCATTTATAATCATTGGTACATCTGTATTCCAATCAGATATACTTGTTGTTTCTCCTATCCATTTATTTCTAATCTCACCAGTAACACCACCTCTAAATTTAGCTATAATGTGTATCATTAAACCAGTTGTATCAATTTCACTTTCACCGTAAAGATATCGTTCTATTCCATAATATTCAGGTCTAAGTAAAAATATTACCATATCCGCATCTTGTTCAATAGCTCCCGAATCTCTTAAATCTGATAGCATTGGTTTCTTATCGCTTCTTTGTTCTACTTGTCTACTAAGTTGAGATAGAGCAATTATTGGTATATCTAATTCTTTTGCTAATTTCTTTAATCCTCTTGATATTTTACTAATCTCTTGTTCTCTATTATCTTTAGAACTAATACCATCCATTAACTGTAAATAGTCAATAATTAACATTTCTATTCCAAATTCACGTTTCATTCTTAATGCTTTAGATCTTAGTCTTTGAATTGATAAAGCTGGTGTATCATCAATATAAAGAGGCAAATCTTTAAACACTAAACAATCTTTACGTAAAGCCGTTAACTCATCAGTATTAACTAAATTATTGTTAATCTTTTGTGAACTAATACAACTTTCTTTTGACATTAAACGTCCTGCTAATTCTTTACCAGTCATTTCTAAACTAAAGAAACCAACAGGAGTTCCTTTTGTAGCTGGATAATAAGCATAATCTAAAGCTACTGCTGTTTTACCCATTGCTGGACGTGCTGCCAAAATAACTAAATTACCCTTTCGCCATCCGTTAGTTTGTTTTTGTAGGTTATAAATTGATATTGGAACTCCGCTAGGTTTGTCTTCTGTTAATGCTTTAAAACAATCTTGTAGTACTTCATTTGATAATTGCTCAATTTTCTTAGCTTGTTTACTTTCTATCACATTTAACATTGCATTAATCTCATTTCCAGACCAATCAATCAAATCAAAACAATCCGTTCCTTCTTCATAGGCTTGTTTAATCATTTGAGTACCTAGTCTAATAGTTTCTCTTAACAAATATTTTTCTACAATAATTGCAGCGTGTGTTTCAATATTTGCTGGAGTAGATGTTTGATTAGTAAGGCTCATAACATAATAAGAACCTCCAGCTATTTCTAAAGTATTATTAAATTTTAATCTTTGGCAAACAGTTAAACCATCAATAGGTTTATTTTCAACTATTAAGTCTTGACAAGCTTTATAAATTACTAGGTTTTGTTCATTATAAAAATGCTCTGGTCTAAGTAAAGCAGAAACTAAATCATAGTTTGACTGTTCAAATATAATTGCACCTATAACCGATTGCTCAATATCTGTAGCTTGTGGTTGTATTTTTCCTTGTATCATTCTAGTACTTTACCTCCTTTTGGCTTTGTTAAATTAACTTTATCTTTGTTTAATAGCCATGTATTTCTAAAATGGTCTACAAATTTACCATAGCTAGGATATTCTGAATTAGCTTTAGTTTTAAAAAATGGTATAAACGCTTTTAATGTTTCTGGAGTAGTTTTTTGGGTTCGTGCCATTTCAACAATATGGCTACCATTTTCAAAATCTATAAAAAATTGGTTTATAGTTATATTGTTTATGGTTATATGGTTATCTGGTTTTATTATACTACTATTGCTTTGCCCTATGGTTTCTGTTTGCTTTGCCGCATGGTTTATGATTGCTTTGTCTAGTGCTTTGCCGCTTTTTGGCTTAGCACTTATAAGGCTAATTATGTTAGCAGAGTATTGATTTTGTGATTTTTGTACTAAATCAAAAAAGCCCCATTCAACTAAATCATTAAAATATTTAATATAAGTTTGGTGTTTTTTAATTCCAACGGCATCCATAACCATTTGAGTAGGGAATCCAAATTTAGACCTCCACCCTAAACGGTTACAATGTTCTATTGCAAAAAAGTATATTGCAGCATGATTAGGGCTTATCTTTTCTGGATTCTCAAAGCACCAATCAAACCATTTCCTGCTAAGTTCATAGCTATTTAATTCTGCCATTATATTAAATCTAATTGATTTTGAATATGTTTAATTAAATATAAAGCACTTTCTTTTGT